ATGATGCCATTTAAGTTCGGTGTTACAGACCCAAGTAACCTAACTACAGCAAATGCATTCCAAGCCATGTTATTGCAGGCTACAGGCACGATTGACAGCACAGCAATGCCTGGACAGGTAGCTGCCGGTGAAGCGTCAGGAGCAGGGCTCTCAATGGCTCTATCAGGCTTGATGAAAAAGAACAAGCGTACCTTGATTCACTTCCAAGAAGACTTCCTTGTACCGTTTATTAAGAAATCTGCTTGGAGATTCATGCAGTTTGACCCTGAGCGTTATCCAGTTAAGGACGTAGAGTTCATTCCTCTATCAACTATGGGTATGGTTGCACGTGAATACGAACAACAACAGATGATTGGCTTGATGCAGACTCTAGGTTCTTCACCTATTACCCCTGTATTGTTGCAAGGTATCATTAAGTCATCTAGCTTAGCTAATCGTGATGAGATTGTAGCTACATTACAGCAGATGTCACAACCTGATCCAATTCAACAGCAGATGCAACAGCTTGAGATGGCTACTAAACAAGCTCAGTTCAACAAAGTACAAGCAGAAGCTGCTAAGGCTCAGGCAGAAGCTCAACAGATCGGTGTTGAAACTCAGTACATCCCAGTTGAAGTTCAATCTAAGATGTTAGGTAATATTTCTCGTGGTGCTCGTGATGAATCTGACTTCCAAAAGAGAGCTAAGGTAGCTGAACTAGCTCTTAAGGAACAGGATATCCAGTCCAATGAGAAGATTGCTATGATTCAAATGGCAAATAAATAAAAAAGTACTTGACAAATTAGAAAAACTGTGGTATAATATTATCATTATAACACAAACTCATCTCCGAGTCAAGGAAAAAGATGAATAAAGAAATACAAAAATATTACGAAGATAGATTTGCAATGATGGCTACCCAAGGGTGGAAGGATTTGCTAGTAGACCTAGATACAATGTTAGCAGCCACTGACAATCTCAGTGGTGTTACTACGATAGAACAGCTTCACTTCAAAAAAGGCGAAGTATCTATCATGAACTGGTTAAAGAGTCTTCGTGATTCAAGTGCTGAAGTTTATGAACGACTACAAGAAGAAGGTGAAGTTTAATGCCTCGTAGGATGTATGACTTCACATGTAAAAATTCACACACAACTGAACACTTCGTTGATACCAACACAAAAGATGTAAGTTGTAGTGAGTGTGGCGAGATGGCGACTCGCATTATTTCCCCCACTGGGATCTATTTAGAACCTTTTAGTGGTGATCATCCATCGAGTTATGACCGGTGGAATAGGGTGAGAGCTGAGAAGCTCGCATTGGAAAGAAAACAAAACGCATAACTGGTTCACAAAGGTGTTACGTCCACCTCGAACTATTTTTAAAATCCTAAAATCGCAAGAGCGACAGGAGGCATGATGGCTGAAATGATTGAACTGCAAGAAGAGGGAAACCTCGATGGCTTTAACCAAGAACTAGATACTGGTACTACTGATCCTGCATATCAAGCAGACAACTCACAAGAACCGGAAGACGACTTACCTGAGAAGTACAGAGGTAAGACACCTGCTGAATTAGCAAAGATGCATCAAGAAGCTGAGAAGCTTATTGGTCGTCAAGCACAAGAGGTAGGTGAGAGTCGTAGATTGTTGGATGAAGTTATCAAGCAGCAACTCAACGCAAAGCAAGACACGCAGCCACAAGCAAAGACGCAAGAAATTGATTGGTATGAAGACCCTGCTAAGGCAACACAACAACAGATTGAAAACAATCCTGTTATTCAAGGTTTAAAGCAGCAGCAAGAAGAGATGGCTAAAGTAGCTGCTCAACAAAGATTAGAGAAAGCACATCCTGATTACAATCAGATTGCTAGTTCTGATGACTTTGCTGATTGGGTGAAAGCTTCTCGGATTAGAACAGAGATGTTCGCTAAAGCTTATAACTTTGATTTTGATTCTGCAGACGAGTTATTAAGTACTTACAAAGCACTTAAGAATATCAAGACTCAGCAAGTACAAGGTGCTGATGACAGTCTCAAGAAAGCAGAAACAGAGAAACGAACTCAGTCCTTAAAGGCTGCAGCAGTTCCTCGTGGTGGCTCAGGTGAAACATCAAAACCAATTTATAAACGTGTCGATCTTATCACTTTAAAAATGCGAGATCCAATGCGTTATGAGATGATGTCGGAAGAGATCATGCAAGCATACGCTGAAGGTCGAGTTAAATAATTAATTCATATTAGGAGATTTAAAAATGGCTTTAGGTTCAGGACATCAAACAATTACAACAGCAGCTAAGTTTATTCCAGAGATTTGGAGTGACGAAGTTGTTGCAACATACAAGAAGAATTTGGTTGCAGCTAATCTTATCAAGAAGATGAACTTCAAAGGTAAGAAAGGTGACGCAGTTCACATTCCAAAACCGGGTCGTGGTTCAGCTAACGCTAAGGCAGCTAACACACAAGTTACATTGAACACAGACACAGCGACTGAAGTTATCGTTAACATCGATCAACATTGGGAATTCTCAATCATGATCGAAGATATCGTTTCTGCTCAGGCTTTGGCTTCTATGCGTCAATTCTACACAGACGATGCAGGCTATGCATTGGCTCGTAAAGTTGACTCATTGATCCTTGAGTTGGGTCGTGGTGTTAACGGTGGTGACGGTACTGCTGCTTACACTGGTGCTTATTCAGGTGCTGATGGTACAACTGCTTACACTGGTACTGCCGGTGCTTTGACTGATGCTGCTATCCGTAGATCTATTCAGCGTCTTGATGATGCTGACACACCAATGGACGGTCGCTTCTTGATCGTTCCTCCATCAACACGTAATACTTTGATGGGCATTCAGCGTTTCACTGAGCAAGCTTTCGTTGGTGAAGTTGGTGCAGGAAACACAATCCGTTCAGGTGAAGTTGGTAACGTTTACGGTGTTCCAGTATTCGTTTCTAGCAACGCTGACGCTGCTACTGATGGCGATCGTATCTGCTTGTTAGGTCACAAGGACTTCGCAGTTCTAGTTGAGCAAATGGGTGTACGTACTCAGACTCAGTACAAACAAGAGTACCTTGGTGACTTGTTCACTGCCGACACATTGTTCGGTGTGAAAGAGTTACGTGATGGTTCAGCCATCGCTCTTGCAGTACCGGCTTAATTAAATAAGCTATGATTGATCCCTCTTCGGAGGGGTCTTTCTTAAGGGGTCTACGGACTCTTTAACAAAGACAAGGAGTTTCAATGGCGAAGTTTAAAGACATAGCTACCGGTAACGTATTCGAGTTTACAAACGCACATGATATCGAAACAATGCGTAAACATCCTGAGTACACCGAAGTAGAAGTAGTCACAGTAGTGGAAGAACCACTAGTATTAAAGAAACCTTTAACAACGAAAAAACAATTAAAGGAAGTTTAAATGGCAATTTATCGTGGTGCAGGTGGTGCAAGTGATGCTACCAATGATGCTACAGTTTCACAGGTACAGACACTAGCTGCTCAGGCTGCTACATCTGCTACCAATGCTGCTAACAGTGCAACTGCTTCTTCAACATCTGCTGTATCTTCTAGTGCATCTGCAACTAATGCTGCTGCTTCTGCTTCTAGTGCTGCTACAATTCTAAGCAATGCATCAGGTCAAGTAGGTTTAGCTCAAGGATTTGCTAATGATGCTGAAGAGTCTGCTGAAGATTCTCTAGCTGCTGCAACTCTTGCAGGTACTTATCGTAATCAAGCACAGAACTCTGCTGTAGCTGCTGCTAATAGTTATAATCAAGCTGCTAACTTAGTTACCGACTTAAGTACTGACTTAGCTGCTGTTGAATCTAATCGTATTGCTGCTCAGGCTGCTGAAGATGGTGCTCAATTAGCTGAGACTAATGCTGCTGCATCTGCTACATTGGCAGGAACAAGAGCTACTTCAGCAACTGCGAGTGCTTCTGCTGCTGCAACAAGTGCTACTAATGCTGCTACATCTGCTACATCGGCTGCATCGAGTGCAACAACTGCTACATCACAAGCAACCACTGCAACCACTGCAGCTACAACAGCAACTTCTGCTGCATCAAGTACATCTGCTTTGTTAGCTACCTTTAGAAGTGTATTCTTAGGTGCGTTTGCTAATGATGCTGCCGCTGAATCTTTTGCATCTGCTAACAGTATTACTATTGCTGATGGTATCATGTACGAGAATACTGGTAGTGATAAGTTTAGAATTTATAACGGTTCTACTTGGCAAGACTATGACTCATCAGCTCAAGCATCGCAATCCGCTGCTGCATTAAGTGCTGCAAGTGCTTCAACAAGTGCAAGCAGTGCCTCTAGTTCCGCTACTGCTGCAGCAACTTCTGCTACGAATGCTGCAAGTTCTGCTACGTCTGCTAGTGGTTCAGCTACTACAGCAACTACTCAAGCAACTAACGCAGCTACTTCAGCAACTAATGCATCTAACTCAGCATCTGCTGCAGCGACTAGTGCAACTAATGCGTCTAACTCTGCTAGTGCTGCTGCTACTTCTGCTTCACAAGCTGCTGCAAGTGCAGGAACATTCACTGATTCGTATGTTCGTGGTTTATTATCTGCAGGGACAGGTATTAGTTATAACTCTTCTACAGGTGTTATTTCTTCTACTATTACACAATATACAGACACCAACGCAAGGGCTGCTTTAAGCTTCACAGCAGGATCAGGAGCATATAACTCATCGACTGGTGTAATCACAATTCCAACAAACACAAATCAATTAACTAACGGTGCAGGTTTCTTTACAGATGCTAGTACAATTTCAGGAGGTACTTATTAATGGCTACAATTATTACTAAGAACAGTCAGACTTCAGGTGCGATTCCTGCAGCTGCGTCTTTATCAGTAGGCGAGTTAGCAGTTAATACTGCTGATGGTCGTTTATTTACAGAACACACTGGTGGTGTAATTAAAGAAATTGGAGCAAGTTTTCCATCAGGTACGTCTATGTTGTTTGTTCAAACATCAGCTCCTACAGGATGGACTAAATCAACAACACACGATAATAAAGCCTTACGTGTTGTTAGTGGAACAGCAAGCTCAGGCGGTTCTATAGCGTTTACAACTGCCTTTACAAGCGGATTAAGTGCCGGAGCAACAACCCTATCAACAGCACAAATTCCTAGTCACACTCACTTCAATTCGTACTTTGCTACAGGAGGGTCAGGGGTAGGAGATTTTGGAAACACATCCGGAGGAAGCTCATCAAGAGATACCGGTGCAACTGGAGGTGGAGGATCACATACACATACACTTCCAGATTTAGGTGTTTCGTATGTAGACGTAATTATTGCGACTAAAGACTAATGAAGATTGAATCAAAAGCAAACTGTCCTTTAGATTGTTTTAAGCCTTGTAGACAATTAGACTGTGCTTGGTTTTTACAGATTAGAGGGAAAAATCCAAATACTGGTGATGACGTAGATGAATGGGGTTGCTCTATGGCTTGGCTTCCTGTACTAATGATTGAAAACAGTCAGCAACAAAGACAAACCGGAGCTGCTGTTGAGTCATTTAGAAATGAAATGGTTAAGGCAAACGAAGTTGGACAACGTGTTTTACTAACTGCTGCAGGAGTTTTTCCTCAAGCACAAACAACGATATTGGAGAATAATGTATGAAACTTGTAATTATCCCTGTTGATAATACTGTTTATGTTGATGGTGTTTCTTATTTAAATTTAAATTTATTTTTTTGTCCTTCAGATGTTCACGCTTTACAGTGGAATGTCTCTAAAGGATGGATAGAGTTTAAAGAGAATGCTGAAGGTATCAAGCCTCAAAACCAATCTATTACTGAACTTCCTTCTTGGGCTTTGCAAGCTAAAACCGAATGGCTGAAAGCAAAAGAAAGAGAAGAGGCTGCTAAATTAGCTGCAAAAGAAGAAGAAGTTGTAGAACAAATTACAAAATCATCTCCAACTAAAGAAGAATTATTAGCTCAATTAGAAGAACTAACTAAACAAATTCAAACATTAGGTTAATAAATGTCAGAGAACATAACAGACAAGGACTTCGGAGCTTTACAAGCAGAAGTCAAGATACTAATTAACGAAGTGCATCTATTACGCAAAGAAATGCAGCAGGTTAATGCAGTGATCAACCAAGGTAAAGGTGGATTATATGTATTACTACTAGCTGCAGGTTCTATTGGTGCAGGTTTTACTTTGTTAATTAAGAAAATGTTTGGTGCTTAATGAGACTAACATCCGTAGGTAAGAACTTAGCAGCAGGTGTAGAAACAACAGTCTATAAAGTTCCTCAAGGATATAGAGCTAACTGGAATCTATTGTACATTCATAATTCATTAGGTAATAATAAGACAATCACAGTGGATTGGTATGATACTAGTGCAGATACTCATGTTAAGATCCTAGAGAATTATCCTTTTGCTGCTAATGCTTACTTTCAATTCAGCGGTCAAGGATCAGGTGTAGTAATAGAAGAAGGTGATGAAGTTCACATGACAACACAAGCTGATTCTGCTTTTGGTGTTATTTGTACGTTTGAGTTAACAAGATTAAACAACGGAGCATAATATATGCCACTAAAAAAAGGTAAGTCAGATAAGACAGTATCTTCTAACATCCGTATGATGGTTAAAGAAGGCAGACCTCAGAAGCAAGCAGTAGCTATTGCTTTATCTACAGCTAAAAGAAAGCCTAAAAAGAAGAAATAAAGCTTGACTTTTTAATATTATTATGGTATAATATATACAATATTTACAGGATGCTATGAATTATTTAAACTTAGTTAATGCAGTATTACAAAGACTTAGAGAAGATGAGGTATCATCAGTTACTGATACTAACTACTCTAAGCTTATTGCTGCCTATGTGAACGATGCTAAGCAAGACGTAGAGAATTCCTATAGTTGGAATGCTTTAACTTCTACTATTGTAGCTACTACATCAGCTAACGTATTTAACTATGTGTTAGTAGGTAGTGGTTCTCGCTTTGAAGTGATGGACGTGTGGAATGATTTCGATAAAGATTTCATGAACAATACACCTATTAGTACTATGACTCGTCTATTATTAACAGACAATCCTCAAAAAGGATCTCCAGGGTACTACGCATTTAACGGTCAGTCTTCTAACGGTGACGTACAAGTAGACGTATATCCTATTCCTGATGCTGCTTATAACATTTACTTTAACTTAGTAACTCCTCAAGCAGACTTAGTAGCAAACACAGATCAATTATTAGTACCTAGTCAACCAGTTATTCTAGGTGCTTATGCAAGGGCTTTAGCGGAGCGTGGTGAAGACGCAGGTATTGGCTCAGGTGATGCCTATGCCTTGTATTCTAAAGCTCTTGGTGATGCCATTGCGTTGGAATCTCAGCGTTATATTGAAACATCTACTTGGATTTCAGTATAATGGCAGAACAACTAGTAACCTCGTCTATCGTAGCTCCTGGATTCTATGGTTTAAATACCCAAGAATCTAGTGTTGAGCTTAACAACGGATTTGCTTTACAAGCATTTAACGTAGTTATTGATAAGTCAGGTCGTGTAGGTTCTCGTAAGGGTTGGCAACCAACTCATACAACAATTACTGCTTTAGGTACTAGTTCAGTTAAAGCTATATATGAACTTATTGCAGGTGACGGTACAACATACGTAGTCGCTGCAGGTAATAACAAACTATTTAAGCTTGTACATCTACTATAACAGGTGCTGAA